AGGGCCGGCGCCCCCATCCCGAGCACCTCCGCGAGCTCCCGCTGGGAGGCGTACCCACTCTCGGCGATGCGCTTGATGAACCAGGCCGTATTCATTGACCTAAAGAGTCGCACGAATCGCAACGCCTAGCAACGCAGAACGTCAGAGCCCGTATTGCGAATCCAGCAATGCCGAGTATTGCGATTTCAGCAATATTGTGGTGGAATCTTAGCTAATGAAACTGAGTCCTGCTGAGGTAGTCATCCGGGCCTTTGGGGGCGTGAGGGCGACCGCGAAGGCCATTGGCCGTAACCCCGGATCCGTCTGCCGCTGGCGCCAATCCAAGGACCGCGGCGGATCCAATGGCGACGTGCCCAGGGGCGCTCAGAAGCCGATCCTGGACGCCGCGAAGGCCAAGAACCTCGACATCAACGCCCACGACCTCATTTACGGCCGGGAGTTGAGCGCGTGAGAGACAACCCCATGGGCTTCCGAAAGACTCGGCGCCATTCCGGCCCCACTGCCGCTCAGGACCTAGCCCGGACGATCAGCATCGAGGAGGCCGCCTACGCCTCGGCCGCGTCCCTCGCCGGCACCCGGTGCCCCATCTGCGGCAAGACCGCGACCGGCGCCCGCGTGGTGGGCCGCATGATTCAGTACCAGCACCGCCACAAGAACACCCGAGCCCCGTATCGGGAAACGACCTACTGCGAGAAGGACGCCGGCTAATGCCCTACAAAAGCGACGCCCAGCGGAAGAAGTTCCACGCGCTCATGAACCGCGGCCAGATCGCCCCCGCGACCGTGAAGGAATTTGACCAGGCCTCAAAGGGCATGAAACTCCCCAAATACGCAAAGCCCAAGGCCAAACCCAAGGGCAAGAAATGAGTAAGCCCGCGCCCGAGAGCCCACTCGAGAAGGCCCGGACCCATGTGCGGTTCGTCCGCCAGCGCCTCCTCGACCGCCTGGACCACATGTTCCCAGGCCAAGCCTCGGACGTGGGCCACGTCGTGGACCTGATCGAGCAGATGATCCAAGCGAAAGCGGCGGTGAAAGAAGCGAGCAAGAAGGGCAAAAGCGATGGCTAGCCTCTCGAACCCGAGGCGTGAGGCATTTTGTCAGGAATACCTCGTCGACAAGAACGCCACGAAGGCGGCGGAACGCGCTGGCTACAGTAAGAACTCCGCCCAGGAGCAGGGTTCCCGACTGTTATCGGATGCTATGGTAAGGGCCCGCGTCGACGAGCTCCTCGCCAACCAAGAGAAGCGGACCCAGATCACCGCCGATCGCGTGCTGAAGGAACTCGCGCGAGTCGCCTTCATGGATCTCTCGGGCGCCTACAACGATGCCGGCGGGTTACTCGCGGTCAAGGACATGCCAGAGGACGTCAGGCGGGCGATCGCGGGCGTGAAGATCTACGACGAATTCGACGGCGTGGGCCGCGAGCGCGAGAAAATCGGCGAGACGACCGAAATCAAGACCATCGACAAGGTCCGCGCGCTTGAACTCCTCGGGAAGCATCTGAAACTCTTCACGGATAAACTTGAGCACTCCGGCAAGATCAGCCTCGAGCAACTCGTTGCCGGATCCACCGAGCCCGAGGGCGAATGACCCCGGCTCAGGCCCGCATTCGCTCCTGGCGGGAGAACCCACGTCAATTCGCGGCCGATGTCTTCGGAGTGACTCTCGATCCCTGGCAGGAGCAGGCCCTGAGCACCTTGGGCGGCCCACCCGACCCGCGTCGGCGGATCATGCTCAAGGCATGCACTGGCCCAGGGAAATCCGCCGCCCTTGCTTGGATTGGCTGGCATCGGCTCCTGTGTTTCGCTGGCCGCGGTGAGCACCCGAAAGGGGCCGCGCTTTCCGGCGAGGGCCGGGACAACCTCCGGGACAACCTCTGGTCGGAACTCGCCAAATGGCGGGAGCGTTCGGATCTCCTCATGCGGGCGTTCACCTGGACCGCGGAACGGATCTACGCCAACGATCACCCGGAGACCTGGTTTCTCTCGGCGCGCTCCTACCCCAAGGATGCCAACCCAGACGCGGTCGGTCGGTCACTGTCTGGTCTTCACTCACGCTTCCCGTTCCTCCTTCTCGATGAGACTGGGAATATGCCGATTCAGGTCGGCCAGAAAGCGACCCAGATTTTCACGGGCGGGGTGGAGGATGGTCTGATTGCGGGCGCTGGGAACCCGACGAGTACCGGACATCTCCTGTACCACGCGGCGACCCATGAGCGGGAACTCTGGGACGTCATCACGATCACTGCGGACCCGGATGACCCTAAGCGCACGCCACGGGTGGATCTTGAGCACGCGAGGGAGCAGATCCAGCTTTACGGCCGGGACAACCCTTGGGTCATGGCGACGATCCTAGGCCTATTCCCGCCGGGCGGCATCAATACCCTCATGTCCGCCGATGACGTGGAAGCGGCCATGAATCGGGTCCTGGATGAGGAGCATTATTCCTGGGCTCAGAAGCGCCTGGGGGTGGACGTCGCCCGCTTCGGGGATGACCGGACGGTGATTTTCCCACGCCAGGGCCTCATGGCCTTCCGCCCCGAGACCCTCCGAAAGCAAGACACGACCATGATCGCAGCGGCCGTCATGAACAAGAAACTCTCATGGCGCTCCGACCGCGAGTTCATTGACGATTCCGGGCATTGGGGTCACGGCGTCTTGGATAACGTGAAGGCCGGCGGCTACAAGGCGACTGCAGTTCTGTTCGAGGCTCCGCCCTTTTACGACCAGACGTGCAAGAACCGGCGGGCCGAAATGTGGATCGCACTCTCAAAGTGGGTCACCGAAAACGGGGTGCTCCCCAAGATGCCGGAACTCGTAAAGGAACTCTCGGCGCCCACCTATACCTTCGTTCAGGGGAAGTTCCAGCTTGAGCCCAAGGATCTGATCAAGAAGCGCCTAGGCTCATCCCCGGACCTGGGCGACGGCCTCGCATTGACCTTTGCTGAGCCGGACATGCCGCGCGAATTCAGACCAAAGTCCAAAGCGCCGAACTACTCGTCCATAGGCGGCGGGCAGTCTTGGATGGGGTGAGGGAGTGGGGTCCAGCACTGCGGACAGCATCGCACCTCGACTGGCTTCCGAAACCAGCGCGGCTTACGCAGCACCAGGCAGACGACGACCGTCACGCCGCAGACGCGGCATACCGGCGGTGTCATTTCTCATCCTTCGGGAGCGCCTCGATGGCTGCAAGCCCAATCCACTGCATCATGGCCCAGTGATTTTGAAGGATCAGGGTGCCCACCTCTATGAGCGCGTCCACCCGGCGGGCGTAGGCCTCGGCCTCAGCTAGCTCTGCTTGGGCGGCGGCGAGGCGGTCGTCCACCCTCACTTCAGTGTGCACAAGGCGGACGCCAGATATGCGAGGCCCAAGAATATAGCCAAACGCCTCGTGCTGCGCCGATCCGCCTCGTCCTGCTCGCATATCTCCCTCCAAACGTCCGGACGCTCGTCGATCACGGCCGCTTCCCCGCGCTGTCCTGGCGGCAGTACTGAATGAGCGCATGGTTCCCGCTCGCGTCCAAGTCCACGCGGGTAATCGTGGCACCTGGGGGAATGGACTCTTGAAAGGTCCGGTAGGTGAAGCCGCACCCGTCTCCATGAGCGCACGTCCCACCCTCACGGGATAGGTAGCACTTATAAACCCCGTAGCCCTCTGGGCATTGGGCCCAAGCTGAGCTAAGCGCCAGCATTAAAATCCACATTCCATAACCGCTACCACAACACCTGACGTTGCGAAAATGGTAACTTATGCGTTATTGCGAAATTAGCAATAATTCTTCGCAATGGATCTCGTCGATGACACCGAGACTCCGGCCGAAGACCTCGCGCCGGGTGATTCTGACGCGGGCGAATCCGACGAATCCCTTTTAAAACAGGCAAAAACCCGCTTCAAACTCGCGGGCGAGGCCGAAGAAGAAAACCGCCGCCTCGCCAAAGAGGACCTCGAGTTCCGCTCGGGCAAACAATGGCCTGACGACGTGGTCGTGGACCGGCAGCGCGATGGTCGGCCGTGCCTGGTCATCAACCGGCTCCCCCAGTTTGTTCAGCGCGTCGCAAACGACCAGCGCCAGAACCGCCCCGGCATCAAGGTTCACCCGGTCAACGACGGGGCTGACGAGGAGACCGCGAAGCTCATTCAAGGGCTCATCCGGCACATTGAGTACCAGTCGAGCGCCGACAACGCCTACGACACGGCAGCGGAATCCGCAGCGACAAACGGCTGGGGCTACTTCCGGATCCTGACCGACTACGCGTCACCGAAAAGTTTCGATCAGGAAATCCTGGTCAAGCGCATCCGCGACCCCTTCTCCGTCTACTTCGACCCCTTCGCGCAGGAGCCCGACGGCTCGGATGCCAATTGGGCGTTCGTCGTCGATGAGATGAGCCGGGATGAGTTCAAGGCCAGGTACCCCAAGGCGGATCTCACGAAGTCCGATTGGAAGGATCTGACCAAATCGGAC